ACGGCATTGCTCCGCGCGGTTCGCTTCCGGGCTTTGGCGGCGCAGACAGCCCGCCTCCGCTGCCGTCCGTTGCGATGCCGGCGAACATGCCGACCGGAAACGGGCAGGCCGCGCCGATGCCTAGCGGCCCCGCTCCTGGCGCTCCGCGCGGCTTCGTGCCGACCGGTCCGGCGATGGGCGTGCAGGGCTCGAACGACGGCAACGTCGACGTTGTGAACAACCACTGGAAAGCTGTCGGCACCGATGCGCAGAACGCACAGACGAACATCGGCCTCGCGCAAAACATCAAGGCATACGCGCATCAAGCAGCGACCGGCAAGCAGGGCGACAAACTGGCGGCGGCAAACGGCATCCTCTCGATCTTCGGGCAGGGCGGTCAAACCGACCTCAACACGGCGACGGACCTCTTGCAGAAGAACATGGCCCGCCTGTCGCTCACGTCTCGACAAGGCGCTGGCGGCACTGATGCGGCCGGCGCGTTGGCGACTGCGGCGAACCCGCACGGCAACATGACGATGCCTGCCATCGAAGAAGCCGCCGATCAGGTCATTGGCGCGCAAAAGATGGCGCTCGCGCAGCAGCAGTTGCTGCAGCCATACAAGCTGAACAACGACGTCGCGGGCTATCAATCGACGCTCTCGAAGTTCAATCAGGCGGCCGACCCGCGCGTGTGGCAGTTCCAAAGCATGACGCCGGAACAGCGCGCGAGTTTCAAGGCCAGCATGAGCCCCGCGGATCAGAAGGCATTCAGCGGAAAGATCCGCACACTTGAAGGGATGGGTGCTATTCAATGAGCCTTGCCGACGATTTCGACTCGATAGGCGCCGCGCCGAAGAAGGGCGGCGCTGCACCGGCCGCGCCGGGTGCGGCCAAGCCTGCCGCGTCTGCTGCGCCGTCATCGTTGGCGGATCAGTTCGACGCAACGCCGACAACGGCATCAGCCAAGCCGGCCGCGCCGGCACAGAAGCAACCGGCCGCGCCCGCGCACGACACAACGCCGCTCGACGTCATCGGCGGCGCTGTCGAACCGATCGCCACGATGGCGACGGGCGCACTTGGCAGCCTGGCGGGCGGCATCACTCGCCTCGGTGCGGCTGCGCTCGGAAGCAACTACAAGGACGCGCAGGCGACTGGCAACAAGGTCGCCGATGCGCTGACCTATCACCCGCAGACGCAGGGCGGCCAGCAGGCTCTGGCGGGCCTTGGCGCGTCCGCAACGGGCATCAAGAACGCCGTCATGGGTTCGCCCGTCGGCCCGGCAATCTCCGCTGTCGGCAAAGCCTACGACGATACGTTCGTGAAGGGCGCGACGAACCCGCTGATGGCAACCATCAACGATCAGGTTCCGACCGTGACGGCGAACCTTGTCGCTCCGGCAGCGATCAACGCCATCAAGGGCGCACCGAACGCACTGCGCGCGGCGATTGCGAAGCCTGTCGCGGCGGCTGAACGTGTCGAGCCCACGATTGGCGGGCAACCGGGCGCGACACCCCCTCCGAGCGGCCCATCTGCGCCGCCCAGGGGCGCAGGCTTCATGTCCGACACAACGTCGTCGCCGCCGCCTCCCGGTGCGGCCCCTGCCGGCGCTGGCGGGCGCGGAAGCGTGGGCGCAGCAGGAACCAGCTTCGCGGACCAGGCGCGCGCAGAAGGCGTTCCGGATCATCTCGTCCAGAGGATCGCGCAGCAAGAGCAGGCGGGCACCCTGCACCCGACTGCAGCAGAGCGCCACATCGAAGCGGGCTCGCTCCCGGTTCCTGTTGATCTAACAGCGGGGCAGGCTACGGGTGACATCAATCTGCTGTCGCATGAGCAGAACATTCGCGGGAAAGTGCCGGACTTGGCGAATCGGTTCAATGCTCAGAACGGCCAGATCAACGACAACCTGACGGCACTTCGGGACCGTGTCTCGCCTGACGTGACCGTGCCTTCTGGTGCGCCGACGGGGCAGGCGATCGTCGATGCCTACAAGGAAATGGACGCGCCGATCCGGCAAAATATCTCTGACTTGTACGCGAAAGCGCGCGGCGCTGACGGCGCACCAGCATTGGTCGACGCGGCGCCGCAGATGCAGGATTTCGAGCGGGCGATCGGTCCTACGCGGTTCAATGCGCTTCCGGCTCGCGTGCAGCAGATTTTCGCAGACGCCAAGGCGAATCAGGTTTCTCTGCCGTCCACGTTTGATCAGTCGGCGGGCTCCGCGCGTCCGATGAACGTCAGCGATCTAATGGACATCGACAAGACGCTATCCGGCGCACTGGCCGATGTAAAGGACGGCTCGATCCGCCATGACATAGGTATGCTGCGTGACAAGATCATTGGGTCTAATCTCAATCCTTCGTCGGCTGGCGGTGAGGCATTCCAAGCATACAAGGATGCTCAGGCCGCGGCGCGTACGCGATTCCAAGCGATGGATTCCGACCCGGCATACAAGGCGGCGGTGGGCGACAGCTCGGCGAGCGGCGAGCCTTCTGCTCTGGCGGATGACTTCGTGCGCAAGTACATCGCTGGCGGCAAAACGGCCAACGTGCAGAACATGGTTCAAAACCTGTCGAACGATCCGGGTAACGCTCAGTTGGTTGCGTCCGGCCTGATGGATCACATCAGGAGTCAGGCGGGCGTCGATCTCCGCACAGGCGCGGGCAATATCAGTCAGGCGGGGTTGAATAAGGCAATCCAGAATCAGGGCGATAAATTGCGAACGGTTCTCGGCCCTGATGTCTCGCAGACCCTAGAGAAGCTTGGTAATGTGGCGCGTTACACGCAGGAACAGCCGCGCGGTAGCTACGTGAACAACAGCAACACCTTCGTTGCAGGCGCGGCCAACGCTGCGAAATCTGCGATGGAAGGCGCGGCGAACGTTGCGGCGCACGGCATACCGGTCGGCACATGGACGCGCCAAGCGCTGGCTAAGCGGGCGCTCGGGAAAGAAGTGGCTCAGTCGTTAGAGCCGGGAGCGGGACTTAATAAGCTCCGATCCTCTATCGGGAAGAACTAAGGGCGGCTTTCGAAGGCATCCATACCGAAAAAGAGCGCGATTCCTACAAATACCCCGAGCGGCCAGAAGATGCAGGTGGCGATCGCAGTAAGAATCGCCTTTCCAGTCCACGTCGCAACCTTCTTAGCCTTGTTCATCGCTTCCCCTTGAACCCGCCACAGTGCGGGCATTTTTCATTCTAGGTCGCCATTGTGCGGCCTTTTTGTTTTTGAGGCCACATGCAGCTTCTGCCAAACGGGAAACAACAATTTCTGGACTCTAGCGGCAATCCTCTTGCTGCTGGTCAAGTCTATTTCTATGCACCTGGGACGAACAATTTCGTCACGACGTATCAGGATTCGGCGGGCACGATCCCGAATCAGAACCCGGTCCTGCTCGACTCTAACGGCCAAGCCGTGATTTGGGGCTCGGGAACGTACCGTCAGGTAGTGCAGAACTCGTGCGGCGTTACGGTATGGGATCAGGTGGTTCGCTCGGCCGGCACGCCTGACGATGGCAGCGTGACGCCTTCAAAGCTGAATCTTATTGTCGCGAATGCCGGCCCCACTGACACGCAGAATGTACAGATGGTGCGCGTTGCGAACTACACAGGCGGCACGTATGGATATGTGAATAGCGCGCTGCGCGTTCGCACTGAGGTGAGCGCGGGCGCAAATGCGTTCGAGTCGGCCGTCGCGCACATTCTCAACAACGGCTCGACGAGCTCGACGAGTGAAAACTTCGCTGAGTTTTCGCAAGCCAACAAGACCGTGGCGAACTCGGGCGGCACATGGGGGCGCGTGACTGAGGTTCACGAACTCGTCGCCACGAACAACCCTTCTACGCCGACGATCGGGCACGAGCTGGACGTCTATGCGAACGGCACTGATGCGGTGCTAAACCGCGTCGGATTGGCGATCTTTGCGAAGTCGCAGACGCCTAGCGGCGCGCAGTGTGAAGTTGGCATTGGCCTTAATCTCGTCAATGCGCCGACCGACACGAACCCAGGGAAATTTCACTATGGCATCTCGTTTGGCCGAAGCGGATCGAATACCAAGTTCAATTACGGGATCGATTTCACCTACGCCACGTTTGAGAGCGGCGGTGTGCCGATCAACCTGGCTTCGGGGCAGTTCATCTCCCTTTCTCCAGGGCGCCTGCTTGGATACAACGCGTCTGCGGTTCAGTACAACACGCCGAGCGGAACCGTCCTGCAGATCCTCGATAACGGGAACGTCCAGAACGCGAACAACAGTTACGGCGCGATTTCTGACCGTCGCCTGAAAGACAACATCGAGGACATCGGCGATGCGCTCGAAAGTCTGCGCAAGGTCCGCGTGCGTCAGTACGACATGGACGGCGTGCATCACTTCGGCGTCGTCGCTCAAGAGTTGCGCCGTGTTTTCCCGCACCTGATTGAGGCATTCAAGCGCGGCAAGAAAACATTCTTCGGCGTGAATTACATGGGCCTGCTGCCGTGGACGGTGCGCGCCGTCCAACAGGTCGACGAGGAAAACCGTGCCATGAAGAAGCGCCTCGACAAGCTAGAAGCGGCTGTTGAGCGCTTGAAGAAGGGGGCGCGATGAAAGAAGCCACTTCTGCCGTTGCTCAAACGGTCGCGCAGGTCGCGCCTCCTTGGTACGCGACGGCGCTTGCGTGGAGCGATTCAAACTTTCCCCGCGTGTTGCTGGCGCTATCGGTCATCTATACGGCCCTTCAGATTTACGCGTCGATTAAACGCCTGCGAAAAGGGGATGCGAATGTCGATGAATAACGAAAACCTTCAGAAACTGATCGCCGATCTGCGCCGAGACGAGGGCGTGATGTATATCGAGTACGCAGACAGCCTCGGGATTCCCACAACCGGCGTCGGCCATAACCTCCGAGCGAAGCCGCTGCCGGCCGGCTGGTCGTATCCGCTGAACGACACGCAGGTTAATTCGCTGCTCGACGACGACCTAGAGGACGTGTTTCACGACCTCGACCGCAATCTGCCTTGGTGGACGGATTTGAACGACGTGCGCCAGCGGGCGTTATCGAACATGGCGTTCAATCTGGGAATCAATCGCCTGCTCGGCTTCAAGAACACGCTCGTATTCATGCGGCAGGGCAAATACGACGCGGCGGCGGACGGCATGTTGGCGAGCGCTTGGGCGACGCAAGTTAAGGGTAGGGCAATCCGCCTCGCCGACATGATGCGCAAAGGGGTCTGACATGGACTGGAAATCTATTCTCGGCGGTGTCGCGCCGACATTAGCTACGGCTTTATCGGTCGTTGGCGGCCCGGCCGGCATGGTCGCTGGCGCGGCATTGCGCGCGGTGAGTGGCGCGGTGCTCGGACATCAGGAAGGCACATCCGATCAGGTGACGCAGGCGATTCAAGCCGGCCTCTCTCCGGACGCGATTGCAGCGCTTCAGAAGGCCGACAACGATTTCAAGGTTCAGATGGCGCAGATTGCCGCGGCAACTGAGCAGGCGCAACTCACCTATGAGAAGGACATTTACGCCGAAGAAGCCGGCGACCGAGCCAATGCGCGCGACTTGGCGGGAAAGCAGCCGAACGACTTCATGCGGCCGGTACTTGGCCTGGCTGTTGTCGCTGCGACGATCGCTATCTCAGTGCTCATCATCCTTGGATATGCCAATACGGTAATCACGAATACGACCGCAGCCCTTACGGTCGGGACGGTGATTGGCTATCTGTTCAGCGAATCGAAGTCAGTACTCGGCTTCTACTTCGGCATGACAAAGGACAGTTCGGCTCAAACGAAGACCATCACCGATTTCGCGGTAGCGCCTGGCTCCGTGAGCTCGGCCGGCAAGTCGAAATAATCCCTTTTTTCATGAGCTAAATAAATGGCAAATCAAGTTAGCCTCGCGCAGCTTCCCTCCGCGTCGGCTCCGGCAGCGGGCGGCCTCGTGCATGGGTATGATCCGACGCAGCCGGCCGGTTCGCGCGACGTAGCATTGGCGGCGACTGCATTCACTACGCCCGCGCAGGCGGCGGCAGCGGCGCCGGTTCAAACTGTTGCGGGGCGCGCTGGTGCTGTGGTGCTGGCGGTTGCCGACGTTTCGGGCGCCGCTCCGCTGGCATCGCCGACGTTCACCGGTACGGCGACGGCTGCGAAGTTGGTGACGACGGGCAACACGAAGGTCGCCACCCGCAATTCGAGCGCGCAGAGCATCCCGAACAACACGGCTACGGTCGTGACCGGATGGGCCAACGTCATCGACGCGAACGGCGAATTCAACGCCAGCACCGGCACATTCACCGCGGGCGCTGCGGGCAACTATCAGGTGTCGGCTCAGTTGTCGTTTAATGGCGCAATGGCCGTTAACTCACTTCTTCAGATTCAACTCTTTGCGAACGGATCGAACTTCGTCAGCGGCCAGACGGTGGTGCAGAACGCGACGCCGACAACCAACGTTGTAACCCTTCCTGGCTATCTCGTGGCGCTGTCGGCGGGACAGACGATCCAGATCAAGGCGCTTCAGTCCTCGGGCGGGGCGATTCCGCTGGTTGCGGCTGCCGCTTCCAACTATCTGTCAATCGTCCAGATCCCTTGATTTAGGCCACGCTTCGAAGTGGCTTTATCAGTCGCATGCAGTAAATCACTGGCACGGTGACGAGCAATATTGCTGCGACGCTCAACGGAATGGCGGCCCATGCGTTCTGTGGGCCACCAATCACGCCGAAGTATGCGCGAATGCGGTCAAGTGCCAACAGGTGCAGGCAATAGACGCCGAGCGAGCACTCTGCAATAACCATCATCACGCCGTGAAACCCTCTCGGCGCGCGCCCGACATGCATTGATGCAAGGAAGGCGCCTGCTGACGCCAGCACCACTGTCGGCGATGTGTAGTTGTAGAAGAACTCGCTCGGATGGCCCGCCCTTGCGGCCTCCCATACGGTGAGCGCTATCGTGGATGCTGTTCCGATTGAGAACAGTGCCAGCCCGATCGCAATGGCTTTCGATCGACTCAACCTGACGTCAGTCAGTGCAGCGCCGAGCAGGAGAAGACCGCCATAGTTGACGACGGTTATCGCGCCGCTTTGGTCGATTCCGTAGATGTGGCGCGCAGGGTCAGCGGCCGGCAACACCGAGCAGAGAAGGAACCATAGCCCGATGACGCCCCATATCTCTTTTGGCGCGCTGTTCGTGTAGAACTTGACGAAAACCGGCATCAAAAGCGACAGGCACAGCAGAATGTAGAAGTACCAGAGATGGAACACTACCGGGCCTTTGATGACCGCTAGAACCCAATTTGACGGCGCGCTGCCGCTCTGTGACAGCCACGCCAGCCAGGCAACCGACCAGAACACCAGCGGCAGCGCGAGGCGCATCATGCGCTTTCCGTAGAAGTAGCGCAGCGATTCCTGGCGCTTGAGAAATAGCGCGCCGGTCAACATGACGAACATCGGCACGCAGCCGCGCGACAGCGAGCCGTAGAAGTTGGCTGCATTCCAGTTGGCCGATGGCGCGTAGAAGTACACGCTCGACACATGCGTGACGACGACCAGCACGCAAGCCAGCGCTCGCGCGTAGGCAAGGCCAATGCTTCGAGCGTTTGCCGGCGCAGCGATTTCGACTGGCGCAACCGGAATTGCGGGCGCTGTCTCTATAGCACTTGACATAATAGCAATGATCGAACTTTCTGATGGGTGTTCGCTATGGGAACGCTAGGAGGTCATTTAGCGTTCGGCTACAGTAACGCTAAGCCTGTGGATAACTTTTAAGCGTTCGCTCTGAGTAACGCTAGAAAATGCTAGCGTTACGCCAGCCGAACGCTAAACCCCCGTAGCGTTACTCTAG